TATATGGGACAATATTTTTACACAAAAAAGATAAACACATTCAATACTCTCAATGCAAACGCAGATTTCAATATTGAGATTGCTTATGGCGGTTTTAGAACTGGACCAGACTCAGAGGTTAAAGGAAATCGTGAACTTGACACGTTAACAACACCATACAAAGGACCTGAATCCAAACTCAGCGAAAAGGGTGACATAGGATACAAGGGGGTTTTGGGACGATATTTCAAATACAATCAAAGAATTCGTTCTATAAGACGTAGGGAGGGTGATTTGGTTTTTGAGAGTAGATTTGGGCAATCAATAAGATTTGGTGCCTATGACGATGATAGAGGAAAAGATAGTGCTAGTCCAGATAAAGATTATAAAGATAAAGGTGGAAATCCATTCATTCTTATCCGAAATCGTCAACGGCCATTGAAAAAAGTTGACGAGCAACAACAATGTTATGAAAACACGGACATTCCTCTTGTGGTAGGAACGATAAGTGAGAAAAATGTCGGTGGATATTTTGATAAATACGGCGGGGAAGATGTTAATAACGACGGTTCATCTATACACATTACTTCGGGGGCTACTCTGAGTGATTTTCACACCAACTGTTTCAAGGTGATGTGGGGTGATAAACCAGAAGAACAACCAAAATTTAATGGTAGCACCAAATTCAAGTTTCCAGAACTCCTAAAAGACCAGATAGTAATAAACAGTGAAAGAATCATAATTTCAGCTAAGAAATATGAAATGTTTTCATTCTCTAAAAAAAGAATGGCATTTGTTACCGATGATGAATACACTGTGGATGCTCATAATCAGATGATTTTTACGACCAACACAAAAATCGTCTTAAACTCACCAGCGATTTATTTAGGAGAATACGACAAAACCGATGAACCTGTTCTACTTGGACAGACTACTACAAATTGGTTGTATGACCTTTGTAATTGGTTATTAGCTCATACACACTGGTATAAACATAATCACCCAGATGGGAACCCTGATGAGGGAATGACTGGGCAACCTGACCAAGCTTCACCAAACCAAACACAAATACCTGTACAAACAGCATCTTTGATTGCACTACAAAATCGTTTGGATTTGAATATGAGCAGAAGAGTATTTGTAACTGGTGGTGGATTAGCACCAGGACAAAATGGGGGTAGTATTAAGAATGGGTCTGCACCTGTTAAAGTTTCCATACCATCAGGAGCAGGTTGTCCAGGAGGGTTTAAAGGAATGGATTATCGTCAAAGTGCGGCTGCGGCTGCAGTTCAGTTTAACTCTGCTTTGAATAAGGCATCCGCTATTACTGATAACCCGGTTGCGAGTGAAGCTCAAAAAGTATCGGAATTAAAACAACTTCCAGCAGCAGATAAAGCTACGGTTGCTAAAGGTGGTGGATGTGGAGGACGGGCCGCCACTCGAACAGGAGTTTTCTCACCGGAATCTCAGTCATATGCACCGGAAACGGCTGAAGAATCAGCTTCTAGACAAGCAAATGCAACTAAATGGGAAGAAAGAATTGCCCTTTATGCTAAAGCGGGCATCATAGAATCGGACAATCAACCGCCAGCAAATGTTGATGTGATTGATTGGATACGGACAGTAGTTGGCACCTTTAAATAATTGATTGTGCTATGAAAACCAACGATATTTATATACACATATGAAAACACACGAACTAAGACAAATTTTACGTAAAATCATCAGAGAAGAAGTAGCCGCTGAAGTAAATCGAGCTATGGGTAAGATTTTGGTAGAAATGGTGAAAGAAATTAAATCTAATGGACAGCCCACCATAGTTAGCGATAGTGGTAGAAAAGACTATGTTGGAAGAGAAGTCGAATTAGAAGAAGACGCAACTCCAGACGGTCCCATTCTTCAAACCGCCAATCCAAAACTCAACAGTGTATTAGCTGAAACTGCTAGACATTTTAAACCAAACAAAAGGACTCTTGATGCGGCCGTTGGTCTTGCTGAATTGATGGATGGTGGATTTGATAAGATTGGACAAAACGAATCCACTGGTATCACCGGTCCTCCTGCTACCAAATTAGATTTTTTGAAACAGATGGTAGGTACTGGACCGGCTATTATGAATCAGCCGTCTGCTTTGGATGGTGGTGCTGAAGTGCCTGATGTTCTAAAGAAAGTATTCAAAAAAGATTTCAGAGCAGTAATGAAGAGAATTGACGAGCAGAAAAATGGTACAGCAAGTGGTGGGTATATAGACCCATCCAAAGTAATAATGAATGGATAATATGGCTACAATTAATCCAACGGCTGCGGTCCCTATTGGAATAACACTACCTATACAGAATGGGAATAGTGGTTATTTTGCACAGTCGTTTGATACTCTTACACAAGTAAAAACTAACATTCTTAACCTTTTAAATACTCGTCCGGGTGAAAGAAGAATGCAACCTACATTTGGAAGTAGATTGTGGAATATTGTGTTTGAACAAAACGTAGATACGTTGAAAGATCAAGCAGTAAACATTGTTACCGAAGATATTTTTTCGTGGATACCAAATGTAACATTGACCGATGTGACAGCAAATCTATTAACAACCGACCAAATAACAGCAAACAAGGATATTTATATGTTAAACATTGCTGTTACATTCATGTTGAATATGACAAAGCAGACCGACACTGTAGTAGTGACAATCAATAACACGATGCGATAATTATGGCAACAACAACACAAAAATCATTTCAACCTAAGAGCAAGGAAGTAAGGTATCTTAATAAGGATTTCTCACAATTTCGTGACAATTTAATCAATTTTGCTAAGTATTATTTTCCTAACACTTACAAAGATTTTACCGACGCTGCCCCTGGCATGATGTTCATTGAAATGGCTTCTTATGTAGGTGACGTTCTTTCTTACTATACCGATTACGTTTTCAAGGAAGGTCTTCTTTATAATACCACAGAAAGAAAAAATATTATTGCTCTTGCAAAATATCTTGGTTATACTACCAAACCAGCTAGGGGCGCAACCGGAAAAATCAATGTGTATCAAGTCTGCCCGGCTATTTCTGATGAAGAAGGAAATTACATTCCTGATGATAGATACCTTCTAAGCATAAAAGAAAATATGGAGGTTTCTAACAATGTGGGGTCCGCTTTTCTAACATCTGAACCAGTGAATTTTGCTGTAAATACATCATTATCACCGAGAATTGTTTCAGTCTATGAAAGAGACGATACAGGTGCACCAACTTATTTCTTACTACAAAAAGTTTCTAACGTTCGTTCTGGAAGAATAATAACCAAAACGTTTAATGTAAATGCAATGCAACCATTTTTAAGACTTTATTTGGGTGAAGAAAACGTTTTAGAGATTATTAGTGTGGTTGATGCCGACAATAACAAGTGGTATAATGTTGACTTTTTAGCTCAGGAAATGGTTTTAACAGATGTTCCAAACAATGACGCTTATGAAGGAACCCTAGCTCAATACAGAGGTACAGTTCCATATATTTTGAATTATTTGAAGACTTCACGAAGATTTACCGCAAATGTTGATGAGAATAATAGAACATATTTGGAGTTTGGGGCTGGGACAGATGGATTTGCTGACGAAATTATTAATTTGAGTTCACAACAAATTGGGGTTGGTCTATCTAATATCAACAATCTCAACCTATCGCTTGACCCTTCCAACTTCCTCAAAAACGACACGTATGGGTTAGCTCCACAAAATACTACAATCACCATTACATACACTGTAGGTGGTGGTTATGAGTCAAATTCCCCATCAAATTCTGTTATTAACATTGACTTGGTTGAAATGGATAATACAACTGAGGGACTTTTGCCGGAAGAGGCGTTGATTCTTAATACGGTACAAAATTCTTTGAGAGTCAATAATGATGAGGCAACTGTTGGTGGGGCTGGACCTGAAACTGACGAAGATATTCGTCAAAATGCTATTGCTGCATTTGCCGCTCAGAACAGAATAGTTACACAGGAAGATTACCTAGCAAGAGTTTATGCTTTACCAGCAAAATATGGTTCGGTTGCTAAATCACAGGTCATAACCTATAACAGTTTGGACATAAATCAAAATCAAATACTGGTAGGAACTGTAAATGAAGCTAATGTTGCTACAGTAGTTAATAACGATACCCAAAACTATTTTAGAAAAATTGCTTTTGATAGAAGTAATCCATTTGCAGTTAATTTATACATTTTGTCTTACGATGAAAATAAACACCTTACTACACCGAATGAGGCTTTAGTTACCAATCTTTTGACATACTTGAGAAAGTATAGAATATTAACCGATGGTATTAATGTTATAGATGGTTATGTGATTAATATTGGTGTAGAATTTACAATAACAGTGTTTAAGGGATATAACAAGAAAGATGTGTTGTTAAACGCCATTTCTGCAGCGCAAAGTTTTTTCAGCATTGATAAATGGGAGTTTTCACAGGCAATCAATCTCAGTAGTTTGAAGTTGGAAATCGCTAAAGTTGAAGGAGTTCAAACTGTGGTGTCTTTGAATATCAAAAATCTTACTCCGTTGACGACTAATGGTGGTGTTTATTCCCCAGTAGAATATGACATTGAAGCAGCAACACAAAACGACATGATTTTCCCTTCTATAGACCCATCGGTATTTGAAGTAAAATATTTAGACCAAGACATAAAGGGAACAGTATTATAATATGCATCATTTCATTTATCCATCACAAGACACGTATATAACCAACACACAGGGATATGAGGGACTCAATTTTGGGTTGGATGAAATCCTTTATGTAGGTACTCAAAATAAAACAATACGGGTAACTCAAATTACTTCATCATATCCAATTGATGAATACGTAACTAATTATTGTGTTCAAGGATTCTCAGGTTCTTTGTATGAATCGGCTTTATGGGGGTCTGCTTCATTTGTTACGGGAAGCGTTGTTGGTGGAAATCCTTGTATTCCTGTCGGTTTTACTTCATCATATTTTACAGGAACATTAACGGGAAGTTACCTATCAGCAAGTTTGAGTTCTAGTAATTTTACCGGAAGTTTGGTCGGATTTAGTGGAAGTATGTCTGGTTCTGTTAATGGAATTGTATCAGGTTCGTTATTTACAGATTACTTTGCTATATTCAGTGGATCTGTATATAATTTTTCAGGTAAGATAATTTATGGATTCGTGGTTGGTTTGGGAACTCTTACTGATGTTTACAGAAGGACAACCGCGGTGGCTACTTTTGCTCAAAGAGCATTGGTTCAATTTGATATTACATCCATATCCCAATCAATTGCTAGCGGTGATATAGTTGATCCTCATTTTACTCTCAAATTGAATATTGCTAGGGAGTTTGAACTTCCAATTACATATAGGATTTATGCCTTTCCAATCGCTGAGAGTTGGGTTATGGGTGATGGATATACTTCGGATCAGGGGTCAAAAGTTGGGGCTAGTTGGAATTATAGGGACCGTTATCAAGGTACAACATGGTCTGCTACAGGTTCATCCTATGTTCAGGGTATATCAGCGACTCAATCATTTAGTTATCAAGTTGGTGATATTGACATGGATGTTACGAATATTGTTAATGCCTGGGTGAGTGGAACAGTTTCAAATAACGGATTAGTAATAATTAGCAGCGATGAATTTGAACCAACAGGCTCAGGTATGCAATTGTATTTCTTTAGTAAAGATACAAACACGATTTATGAACCTGTTTTGGATGTTGGGTGGAATATAGGGTCGGGTGGATGGTCCTGGGTTACAGGTAGTGTAACTACAGCAAGTGTAACTACAAGTTCCATAGAAGCAGGAATACACGGGGTTGTATCGGATAGTGGTTCTATCAGCGGTCCTATTTATGGAACGTTCACAGGATTTGGTAATATACATGTAAGTAGTTCATTCCTTATTACAGGTTCAGAAACCCAGTCAATAAACACGGCTACTGGTGTTATAAATGTCACAGGTTTATCTGGTAACATAATCAGCATGTCCATTTATGGAAGTATATCTGGGTCTGTTAGTAGTTCTATAGTGAATGTTTATAGTAAATGTGGAGTATGTCAACCACCAATCAATTCTAACAGTGGTATTTGGTCAGGAAATGACCCTGGTAGTCAAGCTCAGGGGGGTTCTTGGTTTGTAAGTCAATATAGTGGGTGGGATAGTGGTGGTAGTGACCCGTGGGCCACTTGGAATTTTGGTGGCGGCGGATACGATGTAATTGGGTGGGGTCACGGACCTAATCCGTTTGACCAATACGATTGGTGGGAATGGCCAGGAGCATTTATGCATGGTGGAAACTACACAACGTCCCCCTGTGGTCATAGCGGTTCATCGTGTGGTCAGGTAACATGTTCTCTTATTATGGGAACTTTATTGGATGGCGACTTTAGTGGGAGTACATTCACATCAAGTTTCATTAATGGATACATACTAGGGAGAGGAATATTGATAGGTAGTTGGAATGAAGCAGAAATTCTTGGAAATCAATTTAGTTCAAGTTATCCTATTTTACCATCTTATCCTACAGCAGTTAATGTTACTTTTTATGGACCACATCTTTATGGATTGGCGTTCGGTTCAATAACCGACCTATCTGCTAGTTACGGATTGAACAACTATGGTATTTTTGATGGGGTGTTCATTAATGGATTATTTGCTGGATTTCCAGTACATGCTCCATTCACCGGAAGCATATTGACTGCTAGTTTATATTACACGGGAAGTGTAACTTATACATCAACATCTTTAAGCCCTGTAGATTTAACTAAGGGATTTGCTACTGTTGTTCAAAATATCCCATCTACAGTAATGGCTGGTAATGTAATTAGGGTGAGTGTTTTTGCCCGTCCGGAATTTCCTATAAAGAATTTCAATCGCCAGACTCAATTTACCCAATTTCTTACTCCACAATATTTGCCTTCATCTTCATATTATGCGATTAAAGATAATGAAACCGAGCAAATAATACTCGATTTTGATAATTATACGCAGATAAGTTGCGATACCAACGGAAATTACTTTATGTTGGATACTACGGGATTTCCACAAGAAAGATATTTCAAACTTTTAATAAAGACAGAAGATAAAGGCGCAATATACACCTTTGACAAAGGGAATGTATTTAAAATTGTGAGATAAGATATGGCAGATTTCAGTGTACAAATAGCTAATTACAAGAATTACGGTACCTACGATTTCAAATTTGATAATGTAGGTAACGAGATTCTAAATCCGTCTTCATCAATATTTCAACAGGTTTATTTTATTATACCATTTGGAAATGTTATATATAACAATTCAAAGTTATTGTCATTTTATGACCCTGTATTTAAGGAATTTATCCCATTTACAGGTTCGTCAGAAGTATCTGTATTTCCACAAGAAGCCATTGATGAAATTAATGCTATTACATATGATAACATTCAATTACAGAATCAGTTACAGAATTTTATTAATATGAGCGAACAGGATAGTGGTGCAGCAGATATAGAAGCAGTTAGAAATATAATCATAGGTCTTAGAATTCAGTTAGGACAAGGTATAATGGCAACCGACTTTGATACTGTATTCCCATACTTGCCTATTCCTATAGAATTGAAAGATACAACTACCGGCGTTCAAGTGTCGCCTTTTAGTGCTTTGAGTACAATCCAACCAACGGTTACTACCACAACCACAGTTACCTCAAATACAGAGCAACCAGCTACTTCTACCACGCCAAATACAGTTGAATTAACGGATTCGGAAAGATTAGCTATTTCAGCTTCGTCAACAGTTGCTGATAATAGTGTTAATGTACCATCAGTAAGTAAGGGCAATCTCAAATACGTCATCCCCTCTATGCAGTTTGGTAGTTCCGTCATTAATGGTGTCACATATTATAGAGTCATAATGATTGATTTTACAAGTCCTTCCGCTTTTAGTTCAATAAGACGTTCAACAGGACAATCTTTCGGTTCACCAGCCAATTCTCGTGATGTAGGCACTCCTTTACACGGTCAATACGTAAATATGACTCTTAATCAAATAAAATCAATTCAAGATGACCTGACTGCATCAAAAACGGTTGTTATTGGTGGAATAACCTATAAAAGTATAACTTCTTATGCAATGAAATATTGGACACAACAAGACGCAGGCATAGTGGCCCGCAATGGTAATTCACTACTTCAAAATTGGGAACGTTACAATGGGCCTAATATGTTATTAGGTGCAAGACGATGGACAAGGTCTGAACAGATAGGGTATATAGGAGCACTAGGACCCGCATAATATGTCACTACCATATACATTTTTACATCCTTATACAGGAAGCATACACTCAAACATATATTTGAATGAGACTGATGCTTCTTTGATTTATGTTTCTCAGAGTGCGGATATTTGGTTTGGAATCTCTACGAATGATGTTATAGAGGTTGGGGTATATTCTACAGACGACCAAACGCTTTTGAATTGGGGAACCGTTGGTAGAGATAAACAATTTCAAACGGCTACGTTAACATACCTAAATACTCTTGATAATGTAAATCAGTATTCATATACAGAACTTGTTGCACCATTTACAATTTACAAGAACGAATCCATTTTATTAAAGCCATCCGAAGACCTTGCTAGTGTTGGTGTTACCGAAGGTAGTTACGTTGTATCTTATAATTTTACTAGAGAAATGGCAGGTACTATACTTGAACCATTGATTATTAAAGATATTTCGTCAACAAGAACAGAAATAAAATTAATACCACAAGGTAAATCAAATGCTAGGTATGATTCGTTTTGTATAAAGAAGTTTCCTATCAAAGATGTTGCTCCTGTTTTGCTGTCTATTTCTAAGGACATTCCATACGATAAAATTTATGCAGAAATGAGTTCTTTGAGTCAATATAAAAATGGTATTGATTTTCTTAAATTCATGTTCTTTCTTAGTAATGATGGGTCTGTAGTTGGCTTTTTGAAAAATCTATATGAAGATTATATCAAATACACATATTTAGCCCCCACACAGACAACTGGTGGTGCAGACTCCGCAACTATAACAAGAACACAGGGAATTAGAACGTATTACAACAATTTTTTGTTGCAGAGTTATGAGTTAGTTGCCAACTTTACTGAAATTGAAAATAAATTTATAAGTTTTGTAAATTTAAGGCTGGGTCAGAGATTTGGTCAATTTACAAATTTAATTGAACAGGGATATAAGGATGCAAGACAGTTTTGTTATGACTTTTTTGTTGTATATTTTTATGATAATGCTGTTCGTCCTTTACAATCTAGTTACGAAGACAAATATTTTGGATATCTAAAGAACGCATTAAATTTTGGAAATAACAGATATTATTTGATATTAGACCACGGATTTTTGGATGAAAGGGAAACATCCACCGACCCTATTACGCTCATTCTAAAATTACAAGAACCATTACCTACAGACATTTCTAAGAAAAATTCCTGTTGGATTTCTAATTTTGGCATGCTTCCATATACGTTTACCGCTCTCATTCAGAATCCGGTAAAATACAAAACCATAAAGATTTCCCCTCCTAATTTTGGTTCGCCGCAAACGTTTATCAATAAAGAGCAAACTAATACTCTATATTCTTCTGATGACCTTAATAGTCCCGCATCTGTAAATGATGAAATCAACGTCAATAAACAGATTGCTGAATTGAATACAGATTACTCAGACTTTTCCAATTTTATTGTATTTTCATCGGCACAGAACAGACTGGATATTTTCAAGAACAAAATGATTCAATGGACCGCTGCTAGTTCTTCATTAGCAGAACTTGAAAGACGATATGCCGTTTCATTGTTATCATCCATACCCTATCCATATTATTCGGTGGAAAAAGAAGATTTTACTGTACAAACAACAGAAATTATAAATTCGTTTGATAACTATGAATCAAGTTTGTTTAGTAGTGGTAAATATACATATGTTTTTTCATCGGGGTCATTTTTAAGTTCAAGTTACGTAGCAGACCAAGATGTACTAGCCCAAGATTACGATAAAAATAACAGAGACAGCTTAATGTCTAATATACCTCAGTATCTTATTGATAATCCTGATTCTGAGGAATATCTGACGTTTCTAAACATGATTGGTCATCATTTTGACAACATTTATGTTTATCTTGCTGCTTTGCCTATAGAAAGACAGGTCAGAAACGAACTAACATCAAGTATTCCAATAAACACACTAAAGGAAATGTTATATTCGTTTGGTTGGAGTGTTGATGACATTATTGGTTCTTTAGACATTGATGAAGTATATCTGAATGCCATGAATTCGGCATCCTATAATGCTTTGTCAGGCCAACAGAGGCTTCAAACTATATGGAACCGAATTTTGGTCAATCTGCCCGGAATTTATAAAACAAAGGGAACAGAAGAGTGTGTAAATTATTTGATGGCATGTTATGGTCTTCCATCATCAATGATTGCCATAAGAGAATATGGCGGCACAGATTTTGCTGATGATACTTCACCGACATATCAATTGGATGAGAAGACTTATATGCTTCAATTCTCAGGTGTTGGTGATTATGTTGAAGGACCGATTCCAAATTCCGCAAGGACTATAGAATTCAAATTTTCAATTGATACTCCAGCAACAAAATCGTATTATCAGAATTACAAATACGTTCCTTTAATTACTAGTATTCCATATCCATATACTAGCTTTGTTAACCACAATTGGACACTTGGATTTTATAAAGTTCCAGGATTATACACAGGTAAGGTAGTATTTCAGATGGGGTCAGGTTCAACTGGCATAGCGGTGACAAGCAGTGTGTTGCCAATTTTTAATGGTGATATTTTTAGTGTAATGCTTAGAAGAAACATACCATTTGGAATGTTTGAAGAAAGCATAGACCCAAACGCCATTCCTCTTTTATACGAATTATACGTTCAAAGGAATGAGAATGGTAGAAAGTTATTCTATTCTACATCAAGCACTATAATGTATGATGACAACAATAGTGTGTTTGCTAAGTTTGGACAATTCAGATTGACGGATA